CTCATGGTTGCGTGCGAATGAAGGTACGTTTGCAGGGTTGAATAGTGCGATATTAGTCATAATAAGGTCTCATTTCGTTGGTTTAGTTACGCGAATCTCAAACTCCGTTACGGAGTTCAAGCCCGGAGGGAGAGAGCCCGGGTTCTCTTCGAGGTACCGTGCCATGTTGGTTTGCGCGATGCGTTTCTCCAGCAAGTCCACGACTTCATGCTCAAGAATAAACTTCTTGAATGAGTCCCAGTCCTGCGTGTTGTAACGCGTCTTGGTCACCATTGACACAGTTCCAAAGGAAGTCTGCACGGACTTGACGCCCATGGACTTCATCTGGTCTTTCATCGCAAAGCGGATCTCATCTTGCTGTGCCTTCAGAGTTTCGATTTCGTTGTCGTACTCTTGCGTCAGCAGGTCGATGCGCTCCTTGATTTTGCGATAGATTTTTGCAAGCCTGTCCAGAGGGACTGGCTCTTGGGTTTCTTCAGACATTGTGCTTTCTCCTGTGATTATTTTTGTCTAAGGTTTGACAGTTTACATAGTTTTCTTTGCGTTGCAACCCCCTTTCAAGAATTTATTTCTGTGTCGAACATCTCTGTAAGTAAAGAGTTATCACTTACTTTATCTTCTAGTGCTTTAAACATCTTCTTCTCGATCGGGCTACCCTGAATGTGTATCACAGTAACCTTGTCGGAATCTTGACCTTTACGATCGGCTCGTGCTATGCACTGCACGTACTGCTCCACGCTCATCAGTGGCCCATAGAAGATCACAGTGTCGGCAGCAGTCAGGGTAATCCCGTGCGCACTAGCTTGCGGTTGCATCACCAACACGCGAGGGTCAGGCTCACTCTGGAATCTACGGATGGTGTCTGCGCGTTTTGGCGGCGTCACACTACCATGGATGCACTCGTTGGCGATGCCCTTCTTCAAGAGGTGGTTGTGGATGGTGTCGATGGTGCTACGGAACAGCGCAAAGATGATGACCTTGCGTGTTGTCTCTTCCAAGATTTCCTCAAGCACACCAAGGCGAGGCGCTGAGTCGAACTCCACAACTTCCCTGTCGTCTGTGTACGCCGCACCGCAACTGATCTGCAAGAGCTTTGATACGCCGGCCGCCGCATTGACTGCACTGATGGTCTCGCCTGCGGCCTGCACCATCATCTTGTCTTTGAGGAGGTTGTAGTACTTGGCCTGCTGTGGTGTCAGCGGGACTTCTCGCGTCATGGTAATGACAGGCGGTAAGTCAAGGCACATCTCTTTGGTAAAGCGAATGGCCGGTTGCAAGGCTTGATGTACCAACTCAGGGGCGTTGGGCTTAGCCGCCCACTTAAACATCGTGATCTTGTGCATGACCTGATCGCGCCACGCAGTGAAGAACTTGGGCACGTTGTCGGGGTTAACCAACTTGGCCAAGCCGTACGCATCAGCAGGCGACTGCGATGCAGGCGTACCAGTCATCATCCAGAGGAACGTGTTGGGCTTCACGATGGACTTGAGCGTCTTCCAACGCTTGGTTGTCATGGTCTTGTAAGCATTAGCCTCGTCGACAATGATTAAGTCAAAGCGCCCATCGTTGTTGATCTCGTCAGCGATCAGGTTCAACCCGTCATAGTTGGCGATGACGAACTCGTAGTCTTGCTGAACCATCTCGATACGGCGACTAGCCTGCGCATGGTGCGCGACGATGGCAGAGCGATGGATGATGCTGTTATTCAGATCGCCAAGCCATGCAGACTGCATGATCGACAAGGGACACAGAATCAAACAGCGCCTGACTTCTTTGCGTTGCATCAGGTAGTCGGCGGCCCACAATGCTGAGAGCGTCTTGCCAGTGCCCGGCTCGCTAAACACGAAGGCTTTGCGATTGAGCGTTAAGAAAGATGCGGTCTCGATCTGGTGCTTCATGGGCTTGTATTTCCCCGGCCAGTTGTATCGCCTAGTGATGGGCGACTGAATGTTTTTCACACCTAGATTGCGCAGTACCCGACATTCGTCAAGCCCCCAATACACAGCGACATCGAAGCCCCCATCGGAGCGTTCCATGACTTTGTGCTTGGGTATTACCTGATACTTCTGTGGGTTGCGAGTGCGAAAGACAAGTGCTTTGTCCTCGATGATTTCCATGCTTTCTCCGTTTATTTATTATCTGATCGGTTCGCTGACTTACTTCGCATACGAAGGTTTCCCTTAGTTGAAGTGCCGCCTGAGCGCATAGGCTTGATGTGGTCTACATCTTTGCCGTCACCCTTGGTGGCCGCACCGGTCTTCTCCATCATGCGCCGAGCCTTGACTCGTTCTGCGCGTTTCTTGATCTGCTCGGGCTTGCCTTGGTAGTTGTCGTACTCACTGCGGTAGTTGCGTGTAGCCATGATTGCTCCTAATGTTTAACAGGGGGTTTAAGTAATTCTTCAATCGAAACGGATGACTCGACAGTCATGAGCCGTGTCATCTCAGGCATCATCTTCTCGACCGTGGCTCGGGCTTTTGCGTTTGCTGCCTCTGCCTGCTTCGAGAGTTGCTTGGTAACTGTAATCATGACCGCGCCTTCTGTTGTGCTGCTGAGCATGTTTTTGTTTCTTTCAAGCGCGTCTTGAATTGCATCAGCCATGTTGTTCGCTTTTGCTGACCACGCATTGAGTGTGCGGCCTTCGTCTGAATCGGTCATGATGTCTATGTCGTAAATGTGCATGTCTTTCTCCTTAATGTTTTGGGTGATTTTCACAAGTTGTAACTGGGCACCATGGGCACAGTGGTGATGGTCTTGGGTTCCATACGCCTGACGCATGCGCTTGCTCAATCCTAGCTACGCGCTGGCGATACTGCCACCACTCTGCATCGGCTTGGTCAACCGTATATGACGCCCTAACCATATCATTCTTGACCACGAACAGCAACGCTGCGTTGACCTTCCTGATGTGTGGGAAGTGGGCGAATACCATGAGCGCCATCAGTTTAAGTTGCTCACGATCGGGGTATTTGTTGTTGCCTGTCTTGTAGTCCACAACCCAACAAGTTAAGTTGTCATCGTCCACGATCAGCAAGTCTGCAATGCCACGAAGCCATACATCTTTGCCAAGGAATTCGCAGGGCTTTAAGTCAACAGTCAGACCCATCTTGTACTCGCACAGCTTGCGGCCGGGCTTGGCGTTGAGAGCATCGAGCGTATCCTTGATGAACTCGAACTCTGGGGGGATGGGCTTGCCTTCCTTGATGTAAAGCTCTGCGGCTTCGTGTAGGCTCGTGCCGTAGCGCGTCGCTTCAGTCTCTTGGAACTTGTAGTTCTTCAAGACCTTGACTTCGTGATACCTACGGGCACAGCCCTCGTAGTCTTTGAGGGAGGAGTGGCTCCATGTAATTGGCTTGGTCATTCAAACTTCGCAGTCTTGATGGCTACTGTTAATCGGTTGGCAAACTGTGTGACGAATGCCTCGTTGTTGTTCAGCTCGTGCTGACCCATGTCTTCAAGAATGGCGTGCACGACTTCGTGCCAGAACGTATCGGCCAGCTCGTCCTTGGTAAACTTCCTGCCCGTGACGTTGCTCATCTTGCCAAGCCGGATGCACTGCTCTGGGTAGAACGTGCGCCCCATGTCTCGGCGGTGAAGCATGGCTTCCACCACCTCCACGCTGTACCACTTCTTGCCAACACGCATGCGTGTGGGTAATCTCATACTCTCTCCTTTTAGTTTTTTGCTAACCCATACCTACGGTGCGCACCACCGTCAGCGTCCAACGGAATACCGGGCATGTAGCTCGGCTCCATAGTCATCTGAGCCAAGACCCAAGTCTTAGCTTCCTCAACCTCTGCCTCGGGCACAACAACGATCTGCTCGTCATGTACCGTCCCCGCCACAAAGTACCTCTTTGCGGTTCGTAGCATCCCATCTGTCATCACGATACGCGCAGTGCCCTGCACCACGTTGTTCGTAATCTTGCCTGCGTACAGCTTGGTAGCGTCTGGCCCGTATACCCACTGGCTCCTACCTTTCTCGTCCTTCTGCTGTCGCAAGTCAGGGTAAAGTAAGCTCATGCCGTTGGGCAAAACTATCTCCCCCTTCTTGAAGGTAATACATTTATACACGAACTCTTTGCCGTCTGCAAGCGATGTTTGTATCAGGCCAGAGCACATGTCCCAGAAGCTCACAACGGGGTGCGCAGTAGCCCTGTACTTGTCGATGATCTTCTTGGCCGCCACGCAGTGAATCAGGAGTTCCTGATCGCTACAGGTGTGCGGTATCTCCATCATCTTGGTGTAGTTGTCATCCCACTCAAGGAACTTGTCGATGTACGCGCCGTCTACACCAAGCTTCTTAGCAAAATCTTTCTCGTACCTAACGGGCGGTGCACCAAGAAATCCGACAAGCAGTTGCGCTGCAAATGCCGCCCAACCGAGTCCATAGCCGCAACCCAAGAGCGCACTTTTTGCAGACTGCCGTAGGTCTGGGTGCGATTCCTTACTAAGTCCGGGTATGTTAAACATCTGCGCACCAAACGCGGCGTAAGGATCACCGCCTGCCCTGAAGATCGTGAGCATATCTTGGTAATCCGAAAGCCACGCAAGTACTCGCGGTTCAATCTGCGAGAGATCGCCCACGACAAGCTGATAACCTTCGGGAGCCATAATCGCTTTGCGTAAGAACGAGCCTCGCTTGAGGTTTTGCATGTTAATGGCCGAGCCTTTGGCCGCGGTCCATCGCCCCGTCTGAGCACCATAGTAGGAGAGGGGGACAGGAAGCGCACCGCGTTGGCTGATGTCGAGGAAGCGTTGTGCTCGGGTACGTTCGGTTGTGGACTTAACCCGAAGGCGCGCTTGACAAAGGAGGGCAACGTCCTCGCGTTCACCATTGAGGAGCGTTTGAAATAGCGCATCGTTCTTTGCAAGAGCAAGCGCCTCTTTACCTGTGGTCTTAGAGACTTTAGTTGGGGGTTGGATGCCCAGCGCAGTGAGGGCTTGCGCAAACTTCGGGTTCGACGCAAGCGCAGCTTCCTCCACGCCGAGCTTCTGTAGTAGTGCTTCACGATCTTCTCTCTCCTTTTCGATTGCGTTCTGTAGCATGAGGGCGTCGAGCTGCAACACTGGGCGTGTGTACATCTTGAGTGTCATGTCGATGAGCCTGAGTTCACTGGACGGGTAGCCCTTGACCAAGCGCTTGAATATTTCCTCGCACAAGTACACATCGTGTGCGCAGTAGTCGGCCAGCTCCTTCTCCATCTCTGGTGTCAGGCTGTCGTAGCCGTTGGTGTTGTACACCGCGTTGCCCTTGGGCGGCAGGCCGAAAGCTTCGGCCAACTTCATCAGTGAGTTGCCAACTTCAACACCCCGTAGAGCGCGAGCCATGGACAGAGAATCAAAAATAAAGCATGGATGCCAGTCATACGTCCACTCCAATATAGATACATCGAACTGAGCGTTGTGAGCCAGAACAGCAGTAGTAGCAGGGTCGTAACAAGCAAGGATGCGCGGTAGCTCATCACCTCTGTACCACTGTGTAATCTTGTCTGATCCAAACTCGTGGATGCAGGCTCCGAATGCTTTGAATCTTGGGTCACGTATGTATTCCTCCGTTGTCATCTTACTAAGTGTGTACCCGTCCTTGGTATCCCACTTTGTTTCAAAGTCGATCGTGATGATTTGTTTATATGGTGCGCTCATTTTTCTCCTTGAGTATGTCTTCGGCTTCTTTTAAAAGCGCTTTGCTAAATTTGTATCGCTGTCTGAAGCCCTGTATTTCTTCATCCGTCAGCCCTTCCCACTCACGGTCTTTGATTTGCTCAACCATGTCACACAGGCCGGCAAAACAAGTAGGGCAGAAGGCCACTGGCAGTATGCCAAGGTAGCCCTGTATACCGCCCTCGTCATCGGTGAAGTCACACTGGCAGACACTGCACTTGTGGTCAGTGCCTACGTGGTCAAAGCCTTCAATCATAGTGGCGCGTCCTCTTCATTCTCAGGGTTGAACTTAGCTTTGCGTTGGTCTTTATGCTTGGGGTTTGGGAATGGTGGGAATGGCCAAGTCATTTGGTGCCCCTTTGACGAAGTTGTCCGGGGTCAGACGCAAGTGCATACGAATCGTGTAGCAGGCGCAGTTGCTTGCATACCCCATCAATTGCCAATCTGTTACCCGCCTCAAAGCCTTCTTGGTAAGTCATAAAACTACTTGGGTCAGTGTTTGACAGTACGTGTTGTGCTACCAACTTGGCGAAGTGTTCAATTCTTTCGATGTAAACAATCTCATCCCCTGATTCCCAGTAGTGCGGCAGTTTGGCTTCGATCGCCATCTTGGTGATGTCATCTCGTGTCATGCTTCACCCCTCAGTTGTTTCTGTTGGATGTCATACGCTTCCTTCCACTTCTGGTACTTGACCTTGCAGTCTTCGCAGATGCAATCCCATTCAAACTCGTCAGGATCAGCGATGCCGCCCTCCATTTTGATCGGTGCTTTTCCAAAGTCAGTCATGCTTGTCCCCTGTTGCGTATCTTCTCCACGTACTCGTGCAGTAACCATGACTCAACCATCTGAGCAATTGCTTCACGCTCATTGAACGCTACCAGTTTGACCAGACCTTCAAACTTCTCGATGTCCTTGTCGCTGGCGTGCCTGATGAAGCCAAGCCCTACCTTGTCTGCAAGGCTGAATAGTTCTTCGTGTGTCATTTCTTTCTCTCCTGTTCCATTGCATGCAACACTTCCTCAATGTGACCCATGTGGTTACCCGACCATGCGTCCCATGTAGCGGTGCGTTTCTGATTGATGGTCAGGTCTCCGTTAGGGCTGTGCCGTAGTAGCTCCCCCATGTCTGCGCAGCTTGCAGTGAACTGCTTGGGCGCCTCTTGGTCTGGGCATATTGTGT